TACATGATTTTGGTAAGATTGACTGATGAGAGAAAAGGAGAAAGATAATGGCTAAAGAAAATTACATGATTGGGCTTACGGATGCACAGAAAAGAGCAACAATGTGTCTGGACGATATTCAGGATGTTTGCATTAAGCATAAGATCAACCTTACCATTCTGGACGATGGCATTGGATTTGTGGATCCTAAAGACAATAAAATTGTCATGGTATGGAGACCGAAGTACAAACCGATACCGCCGGAAACACCACCTACGCAGAAACCGTCCGGTGGCAATATGTCCGCTTTCATATTCGGTGGTTCAAAGGGCAGTGGAAGATTCATGGGAAGCAAAAAGAAACACACAATCAGAGGAATGAAAAAGAGGTAGGGAATATGGAGATAAGGAGATTGTTTCTCACATTCCTCATAACATTGTTGTACTGTACAGTATGGGAAATGCTTGAAAAGATGCTATACGGTCAGATACAACACAGAACTGTGGATGATATTGTTATGTTGCTGTTCATACCCATTATTTGGCTTGCAACAGGGCAAATCTTACACAGATAGGGAGAGATCCAATGGGAAAGAATAACAAGCTGATAAATTCGCTGAATGAAATCGCCAGAAGAAACCGTTCACAGAATGTTGCCACTGCGGCAGATCAGATGGTTCCACAGATATATGCTGCGATTGCCATAGCACTTCACAGAACCTATGGATTCGGATATAAGCGTATCAATGATGTGTTCGTAGAATCACAGCACATTTGGGAAAGCTATGCCGGAGACGGAGCCGGTATGGTAAAGAAGTGCGAGGAAGAAACAGGAGTTACGGTATGCAGCCCGGAAGAGGCTCAGAGATTGATGGAGGGACAGAATGGGGTGTAACGGAATTTGCGGTACTTGTGTATGGCATGAGAATTTCAACGGCACTACGGACTGGATATGCAGCAATGAGGACAGCGACAGCTACGGAGCAGTCACATCCTATGACGATTACTGCATTGATTACGAACAGAAACAATAAAAAACGAACTCAATTACGTCATAAAATTTCAATTATATCATTTGAGGTAGGGATGATTGTGTTGAATATCGGTCACACCGATATTTTTAACATTTATCATCCCTTTTCTGTTAGAATGGTGGTGTCTTGGTAAAGGCGTTGGTGGATTATCCTTTTCTTACATGGAGTAGTGTAATGCTACTCCATATTGCTAAGCCCGGATAGCTCAACTGGTAGAGCACTTGATTTGTAATCAAGAGGTTGTGGGTTCGATTCCCATTCTTGGCTCTTACCTCTCGTTAGAGGGTAATGGTTCCTCCATGATAATATAGGGGCATGGGCGGCGATGAACCGCCCAGTAATGTGTGGTGGCGCAGTCCGGTAGCGCATCTGACTTTTAATCAGATGGTCGTGGGTTCAAATCCCATCCACGCAACTATCCATATACAGAAAGGAGCAGCTATATTGGAAACGGAAAACGTATACTGCCCTGTATGTAAGGCGCGGGCAAACCGTGAAAAACTTCTTTTCAAGAAAGCACCCGGGGCATCCGGCACGATTTTTATAAACTGCCGTGGATGTAAGGAAGTAATAAAAATAGAATTAAGCAAAGAGCCTTTGAGCCGGTTAAGTCATAAGTAGACTTGATCGGTTCTTTTGTTTTATTCGGAAAGGGGAAACTTCATGTACGCAAGCAACCGCCCATCTCTCGGCAGGCGAATGTTAATGACCGATGAGAGGGAGATAACGAAAGACAATATCATACAGGTTGTGGCAAAAGCATTTATGGAGCATCAGGAAAATGTTGCCGAGGAAGTATACCTTTTCGAGTATGAGAGAGGAAATCAGCCAATTCTCAGCCGTGAAAAGAAAATCAGACCGGATCTCAATGCCACAGTCGTAGAAAACAATGCTTCAAAGATCGTGGACGTGCATCTGGGATATTGTTTTTCCAACCCGATCACTTTCGTACAGAGAGCAAAGATAGAGCCTACAAAGAAACAGAAGAGAGCCTTATTCGGTTTCTTAAAGAAAAAGGATGAGGATAACGGAGAGAACATTGACGATTTGAAAATCGCCATGCTCAACAAAATGATGCAGGAACAGAGCAAAGCGGCAAAGGACATTGCCCTTGGAAGAAATCTGTTTATCTGTGGTGTCGGCTACCAGATGATGCTGCCGAACAGAAATTCAAGCCGTTATTCCCCGTTTGAACTTTTAGTTCCGAGTCCGCTGACAACATTCGTGGTGTATTCCAACGATGCGTACAGAGAGCCGGTGCTTGGATGCACATACTCCATACACGATGATGGAACCATCACTCTTACGGCATATTCGAGTAGATTCTGTTACACCATTGAGCATGAGCTTAATACAACAGATTATCATTTGAAAGAGAATATTACTCCGAACCCACTGAGAAGAATACCGGTCGTAGAGTTTGCACTGAATGACCGCATGGGTATCTTTGAAAAGGTTATCCCTCTCATGGATGCCATGAACCTTGTGGATTCAGATCGTATCAATGATATATTGCAGCACGTTCAGTCCTTACTCTGGATGCACAACTGCCAAGTAAATGAAGAGGGTAAGAAGAATCTCGTTGACGGCGATGGTGTCATTATGACAAAGAGCAGCGGAGACGGAAAGGAAGCAAAGATTACCTACCTCAATCAGACATTGAATGAGAGTGAGGTACAGAAACTTGTGGATCATCTCAATTCACAGTTGGAGCAGATTACTTCCACTCCGTCATGGCAGGAAGCAAGCGGCGGCTCTACCACAGGAGCAATGCAGCTATCCAATGGATGGCAGTGTTTGGAGATTTCCGCAAAGACCGTTGAGCAGTTATTCACGGAACCGGAAATGCAGATTATTGATTTGGCAATAGAGATAATCAAGGCAGATCAGAGACCGTATGACGGTCTGAAAGATATAGAGACGGCAGACGTTGAAATACGTTTCTGCAGAACCAAGACATACGATCTGGTGTCAAAAACAAACTCCCTTGTTGCATTACTTAAAGCCGGAGTAGACGGTCTCACTTCATTCAATACTGTTGGACTGTTTACAGATCCTCAGCAGGCATGGGTTGACAGCAAGAACATTATTGATGGCATCCAGAAGAAACTTGCATCCAAGGAAGAGAAAACACAGCAGCCGAACCCTAACGCCTATAAGGATGATGAGGGGAACGGCGGAGAGAACAATGAGGAAAAGGATAAGACAGAGGAATCAAAGCAGCCGAGCAAAACGGCAATGGTAGAAGAATAGGCGGTGTGATATATGTATGATCCGGTACAATACTTTGACGAAATGAATATCCTCAAAGATGATAAGCTCCGCCGGATAAAGACCGCCAAGGAATTTATCAATGCCCTTGTTGATTTCTTCGCAGCACAGTTTATGAATCTTCTCTCCGGGATATTCCTTTACGAGAAGTCGAGTTCTGATTATGAAAATGAGCTTATGGATCTTTATTTTGCCATGGCTCCTGAATATCAGTACGAGACGGAGGTAAGAGAAAAGGCATACAGATTTGCAAAGTACATCCAGGAGGCAACCGAAAGAGCGGTAGCAAACGCCAACGGAAACGATGATTATAAAATGTCTCGCATGACCGGTGGCATTATGAAAGAAGAGGATGTTCCAAAGAGTGTTAAGCGGATGTTCTCGGAAGTCAGAGCAACCGAGATTGCCTTAAATGAAACCAACTGGATATATAACTGGATCAATCATCAGAACCTTGCCGAGAGGCAGGGCACCCACACATGGGTAAGCATGAGAGATGAACGTGTCCGGGTAAGCCATTGGGAGGCTGACGGGCAGACAGTTCCGATAAATGAGCCTTTTACCATCAATGGGTACAAAATGATGTTCCCACTTGATGATAGTATGGGCGCACCGATAGATGAAATAATCAACTGCCGGTGCGTGGAATTATAAATCAGGAGGTAGAGCCAATGGCAACAGCAAGCAAAAAGACGGCAGCAGACAAGAAGAAAATGGACGATAAGAAGAAAGTAGCAGCTTCCAAAAAGGAGACTGCGAAGAAATCTTCTGATAAGAAAGCGGTAGCTAAGAAGTCCACAGCAAAGAAAACTGCCGCCAAGAAAACCACTGCCAAAAAGGCAGCAAAGAAAAACTAACTTCATATAGTTAGAGCCTATGAGCCGGATGTGATGATGAATCGTGTCCGGCTCATTTTTCGGTTATTCAGGGAGAAATCCCTATCACATAACGGGTTAGAGAAAATCCTTACCAAACGCATACAACCATTGTCTTGCAGAGACGCAAGTAAAAAAACGCAGAAATTTATACGGAGAGAACCGTTCAAACGCAGGAGGTCAATTATGGCAGATGTAAACAGTACAGCAACTCAGAACCAGACACAGCAGCAGTCTCAGACAGAACCGCAGAAGCAGCCTACTACTCAGGTTCCCGGTACTCAGCAGCAGTCTCAGACAACCAAGCCGGAGGATAACAACAACGGCAATGAACTTACGGTTGAAAGTCTTATGGCACAGCTTGCACAGGAAAAGGCCAATAACGCCAAGTTAAAGTCTGACAATGACAAGTTATGTACATCCGAGGGCAATCTGAGAAAACAGCTCAGAGCTAAGCAGACAGCAGAGGAACAGGAAGCGGAAGCAAAGGCAGAAC